GGCCCGACAGGTCCAACAGGAGCTACTGGTCCGACAGGTCCATCAGGTGGCCCGACTGGTCCAACAGGGGCTACAGGCCCAGATGGAGCTACAGGTCCAGTTGGAGCTACAGGCCCAGTTGGAGCTACAGGTCCAGTTGGAGCTACAGGGCCGGATAATGGACTGCCTTCACCGCCCGCCGCTGCTGAGACAACTAAACAGTATATTTTACAAGTTACATCTGGTGGTGTTGTTAGTTGGGTCGAGCACGTCTAATATTAGAGAGGGTTAGTGATATGGCAAAAGACTCTTTTATTTCTTGGCGATTTTATATAAGACATTATTGGCCACCGTGGGAAAATAATACAGACCAGTGGGGTTTGTCTGTAGCAGCACTTGAATCTGCATCAAGGAAGCTAAATGGTAGAACTATCACCGATGATATGACTAGTGGCAAGTGGGCTTATGCTGGCCCAGTAACCGGGTGCTTAGCCCCAAATGGCTATGTATACTGCCCACCTTGGAACAATACACAAGTTCTAAAATACAACCATACGTTAACTGGTTCAAAATTTGGCTCTTTTATTGGTACAGAGCAGTGGCGCGGCTGTACTCTTGCACCAGACGGTTGTATCTATTGTGCTCCATTTAATCATGCAAGTATCCTAAAAATTGATCCTACTACTGATACAACATCTCTTATTGGTGACTTTGGAACCGGCACAAAGAAATGGTATGGCGCAGTCTGCCGATTGAATGGTGATATTGTTTTTGCACCGCATTCTAGCAATAGTTTTCTTGTTGTTGACACAGCAGGGAACACGTATACATATGGTAACTTAAGTGGCAACTATAAATATGGAAGTTGCGTTCTAGCTCCAAATGGCACAGTTTATGCGATCCCATTTGGTGCGGGCAATATAGCAAAATTAGCACCAGATAATACTGTTAGCACTGTCGGCAGCTTTACTGAGACTAATGCCTATGGGAAATGGACCGGTGGTATACTTGCTCCAAGCGGAAAAATCTATGGGCTGCCTTATACCCGCACAGATATTTTGGTGATTGATCCCGCTGATGACTCGTACTTTACTTTCGGGGCCACTGAAAATGCGCCTGGTTACAGAGGTAGTTGTCTTGGGCCAGATGGTAAAATTTATAGTCTTTCAAAGGGCGTGCGAAAACGGATAGTAGTTGATCCAGAACTTAATACGATTACTTTGCTCACTAGCCCTCCAGGTGTATCTGTAGCTTATGGGCACGATACAATATTACATCCGAGTGGAAAACTTATCGTTGTTGGTGATCCTCCAAAAACCTGGGGTCTTCGTACTGATTTCAATCTTGAGATAGACTACTGCTGTTCACGTTATTTTAATAACCATTAAACTTTACTGTGTGCAACTCGCTTATACAAAACTTATTAAAAAGGGTTATAAAACAATGCCGTATCAAGAACCAATATATCCGAATCAAGTATGGGATGGTCGGACAGGAAATCCCTGGCGAACAAACCGCAACGATGATTTATCACCTGATTCAAATGACTGGGATCGTTTATCGACTGAAGTCATTGCAACACAGCAACATTTAGATGCTATGGCTGTGTTGGTGACTCCAGAAGAATATTCTGCGAATCCAGTTTTAACACATGTTACGGATAGAGCATATTACCCAACACTGTTGTACTTTAAGAGCGGCTTTACTGTAGAAGGTAATGCTTATAAGTATATCTGCATCCATTCCAATGATGTTGGTGTTGGTGGTCTAATCATGTCTGGTAGCAATGATTTTAAGGTATGGACAGACTTAAATAGTGGTAATCCACTTGTTGGACTACCTGTTGCAGCACATCATCCGATAGTTGTCCAAACTGGAGCAAGCGCTTTTAGGCTTTTCTATTGGGACTCAAACTTACTTTATACTGTGGCTGCTATCAGGACAGCAGTTTCTACAGACTTAATAAACTGGTCGAGTGATGCACCGCTGCAAAATGGAAGCACACCCTTTATTACTGAGGGTGACTTGGATTGGAACCGTGGCTCTTATGGAGCTTGCCATGTTATCTATAACCCAACAGCAAGCAACACAGGGGCTCATCCACTTGATTACTCCTACGCTATGTATTTTAATGCTACATCAGGCGGGAAGGAAAGCATGGGGCTAGCATATAGTGCTGATGGTGTGACATTCAATCTATACGGTGAACTATTACCAACTATAGAAGAAAGTGTAACTCCCTGGGATGGTACATATCAAACTTGGGGTTCAATAATTCGCACACCACTAGGGCAGTGGTGCATGTTTTATTCTGGTGGCACAACAGCAAGTTATCAAGGTGTTGGGTTAGCACTTTCAACTGATGGGCTTAATTGGCATCGTGTAACAGTAAATGCACCAACCTTAGGTCTAAAGACAGGTACTTGGAGAGAGCAGCGATGTTATGCTGTATCGGTAATCGCAGACTTTGAGGATAGGTTTGCTGGATGCGGCGATGATGCTGATGTAAAAATGTTAGTCAGTGGTAAAAATGCGGCTGGGGTATATGCCTGTGGGTACTTTAAGATACCTAACATGTATCTCAACCCCACCGAACTCATGTATCGGTTAGTTAGTAACATCTAGATGTTGATGATACTAGCTAGTAAAAAGCTAAGCTTAAGCTAAAGAACGTTGTCTATTATGGCTAATTGCATTGTAGTAAGTTTTAATGACGGCAGTATCCGAGTATACCCCCTAATAGTGGTATATAACTGATTTAAGGCTGGCGACTCTATTCGCCAGCTTATTTATTGGTTAAATCTTGGCTAAAATTTCGTGTATTTAGTAATTTAATGTATTTTTTTTGCTATTTTTGACCCCGAAAACCGATATTACTTATAGAGGGCTATCGGCTTTACTTTTACGGGAGGGGTGTTATGTGGACAAAAGTTAAAAATGCGGCTATTTTGCTGGTTGCTATAGCTGGGCTAAGTGTAGTCGGTCTATTGGCGTGGGACAACTATGGGCCGAAGACTCCAGTCAATTATAATATCACCCCAGGGCCAGTGGTTAACGCTAAGGCAGAAATCATCATTGAAGGCCCTAAAGAAGTAGCTGTTGGCCAGTTAGCTAGGCTCGATGTTACAAAATCAGCCGGGGGAACCTTTAAGTGGAAGGTGCTGCCGGAAGGTGTTGATTTTGAGGTTTATGACGACGGACGTAAGGTTATTTTTTCGTCTGGTACACCGGGCGACTACGTGTTTATTGTAGCCTGTGCTAATGATAATGATGTTGATGTAAAAGTTCTAACGATTCGAGTTGGGGAAGGTTCTCCCGTAACACCCCCAGGGCCACCAAATCCTCCAGCCCCCTCTGCTGGGTTATCAGGCAAGGTCGTTGATTGGGCGAATCTAGTTACATCTCCAAATAAGAAAGCTGAAGCCCAAAAGCTGGCCGAAAGCTTCACTAAGGTACGGCAAGATATTGTCAATGGCCAATTGGCAACAGCAGAGCAAATTATCGTGGCCACAAAAGACTCAAATCGTGCAGCATTGGGTAATTCTTTGGCTCTATGGGTACCATTTTTAGAAAAATTGCAAAAGGAGATGCAACTGCAAGCAGAGGCGGGGGTGCTTGTTACACCTGAACAACACGCCAAGGTTTGGGGGGAAATTGCGGCTGGTTTGCTTACTGTTTCAAAATAAGGTGGATAACATGGATAGACGAGATTTTTTGAAAGTAGCCGGTATCGGAGCATTTGCCAGTGCTGTGAACTTAACTGGACTTAACTCGCAGCAGCTTCATGCTCTTGAAATTGCCGCGATCAACGAAGAAGTCGTGCAAGCTGGCTGGGTTGATGATCCTCAGGTTGTTCGATACTTTGTGCGTGATAATACAAACCCCTATCTGAGTCAAGTTAATAGTGCAATTCTCGGTACTGGTAAGGGGCAAGTTGCATTGCTTTGGCCGTTTTTGGAACAAATTACTAACACAAGGTTTGTCCCACATTACCAAGAGATAGGCGACTGTGTTAGTCATGGATTTGGATTAAGTGTTGATCTTCTAACTGCTATTCAAATATTAAAGCGAAATTCACCACAACGGTGGGTGGCTGAGGCTGCTACAGAAATTATTTACGGTGGTGGTCGTATTGAAATTGCCGCACAGCGTTATAACAAACGGTGGTGGGGCGACGGAATGACAGGCACGGTGGCTGCTGAATTTGTCAAAGCTTTTGGCATTCTTCTACGCCAGCCATACTTGAAAAAATGGGATTTTTCTGAATACAGTGGGGATGTTGCTCGACTACTTGGCAAGCAAGGTGTACCGGATGAATTGGAACCTTTATGTCGAATACATCCAGTTGGGTGTGTGAGTTTAGTGCGAAGCTGGGAAGAAGCACGCGACTGCATTTATAATGGATACCCAATCGCTTTATGCAGTAGCCAAGGTTTTAATATACGACATGGGCGGGATAAAGACGGCTTCTTGAATCCAAGTAGAAATCCTTGGATGCATTGCATGTGTTTAGCCGGTATTGATGACAGCTATAGTCGCTCAGGTGGGCTGATTATTAATTCTTGGGGCTCAACTTGGGTGAAAGGCCCAAAACGGCACGATCAACCAGATGGATCATTCTGGGCAGATGCAAGTGTAATTGACCGGATGTGTAAACAAGGTGATTCGGTTGCTTTGTCTTGTTATGCTGGGTACCCAAGACAAGACTACATTTTGTGGTAGGAGAAGTTTAGTGTTTGTCATCTGGCGTCGATTTGTTGTCTGGTTGAGAACTTTACTTCTAAAATTGTCCCGCAAAGAGAAGGTTGAATGGGACAAGGAGATTGTGGAAGTTGTTGACATTGTACATGATGCCTTAGACAAACAACAGTCTAAGACGCCTGCAACAGAGCCAAAAGAGGAGCCGAAGGCACCAAATTACGATATTATTGGTACTGTACCGCGAGAAAAACGTCGATTTTTTAGACTTTTTAGGCGAAGAAATGCGTAACGGACTATATTTTTCAGCAAAATGGTGCTCGGGATGCCGTAAAATGGCTCCAGTCATCCAGAAGTTAGTGGCTGATGGCTTTCCGATTACAACTATTGATGCTGACATTCAAGCAGATGTGACAAGTCAATACGGTGTTGAAACATTGCCAACTTTTATACTCCTAGTCGAAGAAGTTGAATCAAAGCGTCTAGTTGGTGTTGTTGCTGAAGAACAGATTCGTAAACTATTTACAAAGATTCCTGATTACAAGATATGGTGAAATAATGCCTTTTAAGTTTATTTATCGACGTGCCGCTCGTGAATCATTTCGTGACGGCAAACTAACCCAAGAACAGTATGACCAGATTATGATGGCTCTACGACACCCTATTCGTAAGCGATTAAGGGGTGAAGAACGAGTCAATTTAATGGAGGAAGTTGAAAAATACACAGCTGAGAGCATGCCTAAAGGTAAACTAGACTGGGCCACTATCGTCCAGTGGCTAAAAGATCATTGGATGGAGATTCTCAAGCTGTTGTTAAGTCTCGTCGTTTTGCTAGAGCAACCTCCGCAAGAAAAATAACTCGTATATGAGGCTGGCAGGCTGATGCAAATGGCGACCGCCCCGCAAGCTTGTGAATTAAAACAGCCTCTGAAAACAATGAATGAACGAAAATCTTGCAAAAGAATTCAGAGAAGCACTTGTATCAGGGCTGCGAAGTCGTACCCTAACGTCATGCTCACGTTGGTCAGAGTATCGACGTATAATGGGCGAACCATTCCCTGGTAACTATAGTTATAGATATCACCCCTGGTGTCGTGGTATAACGGATTCTGATGCATCGTTCAATACTGCCATGAAGGCAGCACAAATGGGCGTGACTGAAGTTGCCATTAACCGGGCATTTTATACTGTTGATGTGCTGAAGAAGGATGTATTATATGTATTACCAACGAGCATCAATGCTGGAGATTTCAGTAAAGCACGCTTCAGCACTGCTTTGTTGTATAGTCCTTATCTTAAGTCCATATTTACTGACACAAATACTGTAGGATTAAAGCAAGCGGGAGGCGTAAACCTTTATATTCGTGGTTCGCGTGGTGACAGCAATCTTAAGTCAATTCCAGTATCCACTTTGATTCTGGACGAAGTTGACGAGATGGACCAGAAGCAAATCTGGCTAGCTCTCGAACGATTAAGTGGTCACATTGAAAAACGAGTCTGGAGTATATCGACCCCGACAATTCCTAAATACGGCATTCATAAACTTTTCTTACAAGGAACTCAGGAACATTGGACCTTTCAGTGTCCACATTGCAGCCGCTGGACTGAATTAGTGTGGCCCGATTGTATGGAGATTATTGGCGACCATATTAATGATCCGCGATGTGCAGACTCCTTTTTGAAGTGTAAAGAATGCAAGCACAAACTAGACCATGAAAATAAGCCCGACTATCTCGGCACGGGAAAATGGAACCCAACATCCCACGATTGTAGCCAAGATCATCGCAGCTTTTACATTAATCAACTTTACTCATTTACTGTGCAGCCTGGAGACATTGTTATGGCTCATTACCGTGGAATCGGTGATGAAGCTGCTTCGACAGAGTTCCATAACTCAAAACTTGGGATGCCTTACCTTGGTGAAGGTGCTCAAGTCTCCGACGAAGAACTTAATAGTTGTTTGAAGTCACATACAAAACAGGACGCACGCCCAAATGTTGGTGGTCAGCGCCTGATAACAATGGGAGTTGACCAAGGAAAATGGAATTACGTGGTAGTTATGGAATGGGATGTCAAGGAAATGAGTCATGACATTAATGTAGTAGCACATGGAAAGTTGCTATGGGAAGGGAAGCTGCTAGGAAATGAGTTTGAAAGACTTGATGAGTTAATGTGTGAATGGCAAGTTTTAGGTTGTGTGATTGATGCTGATCCAAGTATAAATGATGCACGACGTTTTGCACGAAGATTTCCTGGCTATGTTACTCTTTGTCGTTATAGGAGAGGTCAAGCAGGTAAAGAAATTTCAGTAGCAGAAGACGAACTAGGGACACCTATTGCAACAGTTGATCGTACAGGATGGATAGACGCTACACTTGGTAGATTCAAAACAAAACGAATTGATTTACCACGAGATGTATCAAGAGAATACCAAGAGCATATAAAGTCATTAGTTAGAACATACGAGAAAGATGACACTGGCAACCCAAAAGCTCGCTATATTGAGACAGGCCCCGACCACTTAGCACATGCTCAGACTTATGCAGAAATTGCATTACCTTTGGCTGCTGCTTATGTAACAAATTCAAACATTGGTGCTTTTCTTTAATGAACACAAAAACCTGCACTTGCTGCAAACTTGAAAAAGATACCACAGAGTTTTATGTGCGGAAACGTAATGATAAAGATTACATAGTAGTACAGTGTAAAAAATGTATAGCAGAAAAGACCAAAAAGTATCATACTGAGCATCCAGAAATAAATCGAAAAGCAGCTATAAAATGGAGACAAGCTGACCCACAGAGATGCCGAAGACGGACAATTAAATGGGCTTACGGTATTACTATTGAAGAGTATGAGACACTAGTGGCTAAGCAAAATGGACAGTGCGCAATTTGTGGCACAACAAATACAGCTCCGTGGCCACATTTATGTATTGACCATGACCATAACACAGGTAAGGTGCGTGGGTTGCTGTGTGGTAGCTGCAACCAAGGTATTGGACGATTAAAAGATAGTCCTGTATTATGCCGAAAAGCGGCAGAGTACTTGGAGCATTAATTAATGAGTACAGCAAACAAGAAGCTCGTAATCGACATTCGGCATCCGAATTATCTCCGCGACATGTCGTATTGGGAGCTTTGGCGAGATACCTATGAGGGCGGGGACGATTTTGCACGGCGTTATCTTCAAAAGTTTAACTCGCGTGAAAGTGATGCAGATTTTAATAGTCGGCGTACTATTACTCCAATCCCAGCATTCGCAAAAGCTGCTGTAAATGATATTCGTAACGCAGTATTTCAGCGCATGCGAGACACTTTGCGTAAGGGTGGTAGCAGATCATACACTGAGGCAGTAGATGGCTTGGAGGGTGGAGTTGATTTACGCGGGTCCAACATGAATGTTTTCATGGGCTTTAATGTGCTGCAAGAACTTTGTATTATGGGCCGTGTTGGGGTTTATGTGGATATGCCAGCTTTATCCGGTAATACATTAGCTGACACACAAGGGGCACGTCCATACCTATACATGTATCCTGTAGAAGATATTTTATCATGGACATGCTCAAAACCACATGAAACAACAGATTTTTCAGCAATATTGCTAAGGGACCGTGGTGTAGATTTTGGTGATATTGGTAGCTATAATTTTCGTATGCCAGTGGCTTTGCCTAGTGGAGCTTTTGAGCGATATCGGCTTGTCTACATTAATCCTGAAACGGGACGAGTTAATGTACTGTTTATGGACTCACAGGGTGAGGCAATTGATCCTATAACAAACTTACCAATATTGCCAGTACCCATTGAACTTGAGCTTACAAGAATTCCATTTGTAATGCTAAATATTAATGATAGCTTACTGAAAGATGTATGCAAGCATCAAATTGCATTGCTAAATCTTGGTTCAAGTGATGTTGCGTATGCTTTGAAAGCCAATTTCCCATTTTATACAGAACAACGGGACTTGCGAGCAGTTGGCGATCACCTAAAACATGCGGCTGGAGCTAATGGCACGGCTACCTCAGGTGGACAAGGTAGTGCAGATAACAGCATTGATGTTGGTGCTACACATGGTCGGGCTTATGATTTGCGGGCTGAGCGGCCTGGGTTTATTCATCCATCTCCTGAACCGCTTGAAGCATCAATTAAACTACAAGAAAAGCTTGAAGATGATATTCGTAAACTCGTTAATCTAGCGGTTGCGAATAAAATTGGTCGGCCAATTTCTCAGGAACAGAAAGATTTAGACCCGCAGGGGGTGGAGGCTGGATTAGCATTTATTGGCAACATTCTAGAGAATGGTGAACGAAAAATTGCAGAACATTGGGCAGCTTACGAGGAACGACGCCCTGAACAGCGCTTAATTCCAGTCGTAAAATATCCAGACCGATATAGCTTGAAGTCTGATATGGCTCGAATTGAAGAATCAAAAAAACTATCAGAAATAATGTATGCTGTACCAGGACGTACTGTAAAGAAAGAACTAGCTAAATGTATTGTGTCTACATTGTTGGCTGGAAAAGTTTCTGTTGATGTGTTGGATCGAATTAATACAGAAATTGATATTGCAGAGTACACAACAAGCGACCCACAGACAATCATTGATTCTAAGGAAGCTGGTTTAGTTGGTGAGCAGACTGCTTCAAGGGCCTTAGGATTTGTAGACGATGAATACTTACAAGCTCGTGAAGACCATATGAATCGTATTATCCGAATTGCACAAGCCCAGGGTAAGGGGCAAGGTGCTGGAGCTGCGGCAAAAGATGATGCATCAGGGGGAGGAGAAATGGATAATCCGGCATCACGAGGTATTTCTGATTTATCTGATGACCCATCTGCTGAAACCAGAGAGGAAAAGAAATCAGCCGCTGACACAACATTAAAAGATTCCACTAAAAAGCCAGTCCGTGGTGAAGGCAAAAATAAGGACACTGATTAATGGCAGCATTCTACGGAACACTAGTTGAAGCTGGTAATTATTTTTCAACTCGTCTTCACACGAGTGCGTGGGATGACTCGTCAATTACTGATAGACAAAAAGCCATGTTTATGGCTACTCGGTATATTGACCGTTTGAATTATAAAGGCTTAAAAGCTACCGTTTACACGCTGCTTGAAGCCGATGAAGACGCAACCGATGAAGCGATTCGCGCAGCTGAAGCAAGCCAAGAGCTTGAGTTTCCGCGTGACGCGGATACAACTGTTCCTACAGATATTAAAACTGCTTGTTTTGAGATTGCATTAGCTCTATTAGATGGTGTAGACCCTGACGCAGAATTAGAAAATTTAGGTATTGAAACACACAGTTATGCCGGTGTAAAAACCGCGTATAATAGGGACCAACAACCGATTGAACATCTTATTCACGGTATACCTAGCCCATTGGCTTGGCGATACTTGAAACCGTTTTTACGTGACGGTCGTGAATACAGACTCACACGGGTTAGTTAATTTTACCTCAACAGTGTAGTTGAGGGTGGTTCCGAGTATTAAGTAATTAACCAGCAGATTACTTGGTATTAGAATTATGCTGGGATAAGGAATGCTCCAATGAGAGAAATGATTTTGAAGGTCCGTTTGGCTTGTTTTGAGAATGATGGAACAATGACAGAGGAGGATCTTGCAGCAGCCGATGCCGCAGCGAAGGCTGCAGCAGCAGAAGCAGCGGCGGTAGAGGCAAGAGCAGCCGCAGCCGCAGCCGCAACCGCAACAAAGAATAAGCCTGCACCAAAGGTGTTTACACAGGAAGACCTAAATCGGTTCTTGGCTGAGGATCGTCGTAAGCATACTCAGCGTTTAGAGCAGCTGGAAGCAGCATATAAGGAAGCACTAGAAAACCAAAATTTGAGCCAGGAAGCTCGTACGCAGTTAGAGGAAAAATTAGAGGATTTTCAGAAAACATTTCGATCACGCGAGCAGCAGCTAGAACATGATAAGAAGGAAGCTGAGGAAAAGTACACGAAGGAAGTTAAAGAGTTAGAGCAAAAGGTAATGACATGGGAACAGAAATATAAGCAAACACTAGTTGACCGCTCATTGCAGGATGCGGCTGTGGTTAATGATGCATTTAACACGTCCCAAATTATTGCGTTGCTACGGCCTATGACAAAGATTGTTGAAAAGGCTGACGACCAAGGGCGTGCTACCGGAGAGTTGATACCGATGGTTGATCTAACGGATATTGACACAAAAACCGGGGAATCTATTATAACTCGACGCACACCAGAAGACGCAGTGCGACGTATGAAGGAACTACCGGCCCTCTTCGGTAATCTCTTCAAGTCAAATGTAGTCAGCGGAGTGGGTGTCGGTACTGCTACTGGCAGCAATATGTCAGGTTCGGGCCGTGTTGATCCGAAACGAATTTCAACGGAACAATACATGAAGCTGAGGCGCGAGAACCCAGAAGCCCTCGGACTTCGTAAACCCAATCGTTAAGCTGGGGTATGTGATTTTACCAGTAACTAAAATTTACCCTTTGGAGGTAATAAAATGAACGAATTGTATCTTTTGAAAGTTCGCGTTGCATGCTTTGACAACGACAATGATGCCTACATTCCAGAGCTTTGGGCAATGGAAGGCTTGGCTGTTCTCGAAGAGAACATGGTTATGGCTGGACTAGTCCACCGTGATTTCCAGAACGAAGTGGCTAACTACGGTGACGTAGTGAATACACGTCGTCCGGGTACTTTCAAGGCAAAGCGGAAGACGGATTCTGACAGCATTGAGTTGCAGGATGCTTCGTCTTCAAACGTGCAGGTTCCCTTGAATCAGCATTTTTATATTAGCTTCACGATTAAGGACGGTGAGGCTACCAAGTCATTCCAAGACCTACTCCAGATTTATGTGGTTCCTGGTATGCAGGGGATCGCGCGCGGTATCGACCGTTGCATTTCTGGTCAGGTTCATCGTTTCCTAGGCAACGCAGCTGGCAAGCTAGGTGGTCTAACTGGCTCAAATGCCAAGGATTATTTGCTTGAAGTTCGTGAGACTTTGAATAAGAATCTGGCCTATCCCAGTGGTCGGCGTC